CTAATCAATCATTGCAACGTCGCCCATGAATGTAACCGAATTTCTGATGGGATCGTAGGTCATATTCCATCCTTCTTCAATTGGCCTATCTTCAATATTTCCGCACACATGCACGGTCGCATTGGAAGGGAACTTTTTCAATAGCTCAATAAGCTCAGACAGACTGTAAATGCCATCTTCTGGTAATAGTGTGTAATCATCCATTTTGATTCCTCCTGTTACCTGATATACAGGCTTTCGCCAGGGTAGATCAGGCTGTAGATTGACTTTCCATTGTTAGCGGCCAGTGTGTACATGCTGATTCCGTACTTATAGGCAATACTCCAGAAGCTGTCACCAGAGCGGACTGTGTAGTACGTGTGACTTGATACGGCCACTGAGTAGCAACCAGAGACACGCAATACATCGCCTGGGTAAATCACACTGTAGATTGACTTGCCGTTGTTAGAGGCCAAAGTATACATGCTCATGCCATACTTGTAAGCAATATACCACCAACTGTCACCAAACTGAACCGTGTAGGTTGAGCCTGAGTTTACTGACGGCACACTGGTCGTTGTCAGCAATTCAACATTGCTTCGGTTGATCCAGCTCATGATGCCACCAAGCAATACGTTAGATCCAGATACTTGCTGCACAGTGTACGTCTTGCCATGAACCCAGCTAGGCATTGCGACACCGTTCGCCCAACGGGTTGTACCGAAGTTGACCTTAACACTATCGCCAGCTTTGATCTGGCCAAGCGTGGTGTTGTTGGCTTGCTGGCCTGCGCTGGTTGCCGGTGTATCGGTTGATGGCTTGACGTAGGTCTTGCCGCTGCCAGTTGTCGTGCTACCGTTGTAGCCTGAATCAGTGATGCCGGTTAGATCAACGTTACCATCAAGGCCGCCAGCGCGATAGGTGGAAGTGAACTGGAAGATACCTACATTATCAAAGCTCGGGAAGTAGCCATAGTTCGGAACCGTGGTTACATTGTAGTCTGGATATTCTGCAAGCCATAGCTGATAGCGACTGGCAATCTGTGACAAGTCAATATGACTCATCAAGAAGCTCTTATAGCCGTAAAGCATTGGTGTGTAACCAGCATCACGGATATAGTCGAGTGCCCATAGCAAAGTCGCCGTGTTGGTCGACCCAGCTTCGTAATCAAGCGCAACAATCGACCCTTTTGGTGTTTGTACCTCTGCCAGAAAATGATCTAAAACTTGTTTAGCCAAATTCGTGTTGTCGATATTCTGCCACCAGATATAGGTGTGTACTCGCTTGCCAGCGGCAATCAACGATGCAACCTGTGTCTTGTACGTGGTTTGCTCGTACGTTCCGTAGCCGCTATAGCCACCGATTTGAGAGATGCCGAACTTGTCAGTGGAATATCCAAAGACACCGTTATCTCCTTGGTACCGGCTCCAGTCGACACCTTGATCTCCCTTGGCTGCATTTACCTGCGATGGCAGGGCAAAAGAAATAGCCGCCAAGAAGGCGACTACCAAGGTGATTAGTTTATTTTTAAATTTCATGGTGCCCTCCTTATTGTTGTGGAGCAACAGATGATTGTGCCAGCTGAGCCTTAACTGCGTCTGCGGCTGCTTGAGCTGCGGCAGCTACCTTGTCTTGATTAGATGCTTCCTGATCAACTGTCTTTTGTGGATAGGTTTCTGCTAGGCTGTCTTTCAAGTCCGCAAAAGCTTTCTCAACTGCGTTGGCAATTGTCTGCTCGTCTGTGCTGGTGAAACCAAGCGACTTCAAGCCGTCTTTTACGGCCTGAATGGCAGTCGATTTCTTCACCGCACCGTCAATCGTCTTTGTAACACCGAGCTGTTCTGCCGCTGTTACCGCAGCATTTGCCAATGGGCCTAATACCTTTACCAAGGTGAGTGCTTGTTTGTTAGCCAGCAATTGTTTTGAGATCCAAGCCCCAATGATTGGGATTGCTGCTACTGCAAGTGATACCAAAAGTTCTGTCCAATTATTCATGATTATTTTCCTTTCTGAGACGCTCATTCTCACGTCTCAAACGGTCATTGTCTGCGCGTAATCTGTCGTTCATGTCCTCAAGCTCATCATGCCTGTTCTTCCGTTTACCCTCGCGGTAGGTCATGAAGGCAATAACGGCCGATGCTATACCGGCAAGATATGGGGCAAAATCAACAATTGCTTTGGTTATCGCTGCTGTCACGGCTGTCACTCCTTCGTGCCAGAATCAGCACAAAGGCTGTTATGATCGCATTGCTGATCCAATTTGAGTAGATTCCAGTTGAGATCGAGGTCAGGAATTGCAGTATTGTCAAGAACGACATTAAAAAGCTAGTAGTTGTGAGCAACAGACGATTGGTCACCGCTAACTGTGTTTCCCATAGCACCCAACCCCCAATTCCGAGCCCATCAATGACAAACAAAAACCCCACAATGTCATCGTTTAACCAGTCAGAGTAATGTGGGGGCCAGATGAAATAATGGTCATTGATGATTAGAAACAAGCCAATGGCAACCATGCCAATGGCAAGTGCTGTGTGTGTCGGGTGATCTCTGATTTTATTTAGCATTGTCATCACTTCCTTCCACAAAAACAGCCGCTAACTTTTGCTGGCGACATAGTCATTGCCTGTAATTTGCTTGTATTGATCTGGGGTGATCATTACCGGTACATAAGGTGTTAGATCAATTCCCCAGCTGTAAAGTATTGCACACTGATCATAATCAGTCACTTGATTTCACCGCCTTCATATGCGCTACTTCAAGAGCAAGCGCGGCAATCATATGCTGTTCAGGTGACGGTCCGGGGAGTGGATGATCATTCGCCGGATCGTAACCTTCATCGGCAACGATTTTGCCGTCTACAAGAGATGCGTGACCCTCAAAAAACTGAGACACGTCATCTGCTTCTATGATTTGTTGACCGTCCTCTGTTGGTCCCACTTTGGCATCTTCCGCTTCATAGGCCCAGTTGGTCAGGCGGTTTTGCTCATCTAGCCAAATCTTAATCTTCATCTTAATTCACCACCGCATCATTGGTCGGATACGCATCATGAGTAATAAAACTCAAGCTGCCAGCATACCCGCCTTGTCCACGCCATGGAATAATGTAAATTCCACCCGCTGAAACATACAATTCACAGGCTGCGCCCGTATACGACATGCTACCGAGTAACCTTGCTGCATCATCACTGTTAAATGGACTATATCCTGGTCGAATGTTGGCAATTTTGACCCACCCATTACCAGTCTTCATTTCAAAAGCAATCCCAATGGTGACATTTGGGCCTTTTCTTGAATATGAGATATTTAATTTCTTGACATCATTAGTTTCCAGCCCCGAGTCTTTGTGATAGTAATCAACTGCATCATGAGCATTAAAAGTGGAAGTGATGTATTTGGCAGAATTACCAAGCCCACTAACCAAGTCTGTTAGTTCAAGAACACCCATCGAAATTCTGCTGGTGTGCATTTGTGTTGTTCCATCTGTCTGCGTAATGTATGACAGCAATCCATCAGGATTTACTTCCGTATGATAGATTTGGCCGTTTGGCTTGCCACTATTGTCCTCAATATTACCGGAAATGACATATGAGGCCCCGTGGAGCGTAAGGGAACCACTGGACAATATCTCGGATCCTGAAATTCTAACGTGTTGGAAAGGAACATTGATATTAGGCGAATTAATCTCAGCAGAATTAAGAATAATTGAGTTGAGTTCTTTAATGTACAAAACAGCTTGAGCAATCGCATCATCTACCCACTTGGAACCGTCATAGCGCTGTACAGCCGTTGCGTCTTTTAAGCTTGTACCGTGCCACCAAGTATCACCCTTTTTGGGATTCGCCGGGGCATCTAGCTGTACATAAGGATATGGCACATCCTTGCTTCCGGGAACACCTTGAGGGCCTTGTGGCCCTTGCGGACCAGTATCACCTTTTGGTCCTTGCACTAGTTGCCAACTATAAACAGCTGGGTTGGCGCTGTCGGCTTGTGTGAAGTCTGTATAACTACCAATGTACTTGCGAGAAGCCGGAGTATCCAATGAGAAATTCGTTCTACCGTCACTACTGTCAGCATAGGCAATATGAAAGTACGGTGTCTTGCCATCGGCACCTGGTTTCCCTGGCACCCCATCTTTACCATTCGCACCATCTGCGCCTTTAATCAGCGACCAGCTATAGTCACTTGGATTAGTGCTATCGTCAGATGTGAAGTCGCTGTAGAAACCAATGTACTTGCGGTTAGGGTCAGTAGTTGAGAAGTCGGCATGGCCGTCTTGGCTGTTTGCATAAGCAAAGTGAGCATAAGCAGTACGACCATCAGCACCCGGTTTCCCTGGCAATCCTTCATCGCCCTTTGGCCCAACGTCACCATCCTCACCTTTGAAAAGCGCCCAGTTGTAATCAGTTGGATTGGTGCTGTCAGCAAGTGTGAAGTCACTGTACGTGCCAATGTACTTTTTGCCATCACCACCGGATACCGTGAACCCGCTTTGACCGCTTACATCATTCGCCCAAGCGGTGTGAAAATAGCTTGTACGGCCATCTGCACCCTTTGCACCGGGAACACCATCAGCGCCATCCTTTCCCTGAATCAGTGCCCACTTGCCGGCGTAATCTGCCGGATTGTCACTTGGAACTGATGTCTTATTTGACCAAACGATTGCCATATACTTCTTACCAGTTGGGAAGGCACTCATATTGGTGCCTTTATCGTCATCGGCATAACGAAGCCAAGGATAATATTGAATTGTCTTGGGCATGTTGGCCATCTGGTTGGCAAGCTCACTGAGGCGTTCGTCAAAGCTAACGGTCTCGTGCGCAAACTCACCCAAAGTCAGTTTGACAGAATGGTTAGCACGACAACGCTCAATACTCAATACCTTGGCCGACAAGAATAGTTGCTGGTTTTCATCGGCGATGTGGACGGTTTGATTCAGTGGTACGTATGGTGAGTTAACCAAATCAATATCGTACGTTTCGTTCGGATGATTGTATTTCTTCAAATCTGCCAGGGCTGCCTGCAAAAGTGCCTCCTGCGACTTTGAATCAAACGTTTTAACCCGATTCCAGTCAGACTGTTTTGGGTTAGGGTTGCTGTTGCTTAACAAACGTGAATATTTCTGCACAGCAATGATGTCATGCAAAAATCCGTACTGATCAAGTACAAACTGTCCCGTTGGATCAGTCCACTTGTAGCCGATCAAGTTGATCGGGTCCTGATTAGTTGATCCATCCGTACTTTCTGGCACCGCTCCATAAGCCTTGATAGATGTTTCCATGTCATAGGTATCGAGGTGCGTGACGATATTGTTGATGTCCTTATTCATTTCAAAGGAAATCAAGCTGTCACCGGCCGTTTCATGTCGAATGTTAATGACATGCTTAACCAAATTTGTTCCAACAAACTCAAATCCAAAACTAAGCACTGCATCAAAATCTTTTGCCACAGCAATAATGCGAGCCAACGATGATTCTTCACTAGTCCACTCGAGTGTTCGAACATTTTTAGGAAATTCATTAACGCCAATCTCCCAGCCAGAATCATTTGTAAACCTCGTGATGTAGTCAGCGATGGTATATGGTTTGTCGGCCTTGTACGCGCCAACGGTTTCGTTAATCAAATCATTACCGGCATCACTAGCAACAATTGAGTGGATATGTCCTAGTGAATCATGGTCAACCGATTCAATTACCATTTGGTGAGCGTTGCCTTCTTCATCTTGATACATGATGAAGTTGGTCGCTTTAGCCATCTCATTGACTGCTTGTTCCTGATCATTCGTGAAGTGAATATCAAGAGAAAGCTCGACAGCAGGACGATTGTCAACACTTTGTGTTTCTATATCGTTGTCAATTCGCCATTCGCCTTTGCCATCAGTCGACCCAACACCCAAAATGTTTGATTTTCGATCTGCAAAATAATACTCCATTTACAGCCATGCCTCCTTCAAATTAACTTCACATGCAAATGGTTTTGCCCAGCTTGATGGCATGAGCTTAATGGTAGTGTCACCAGGTGGCAAAAGAAACTTGTCCCACTGGTTGCCTAATGTATGCAAGGTGCGATCCTCGCTGCCATTGAAATAAGTTTTGGTATTAGCCACATCAACCGTAATTACATCGCCATTGCTGAAGCGATTCTTAATATCTGTATACCAGCTTACGTTCTGCCATTTAACGGTAGACGCAATTAGATACATAGTCGACTCGCCCCATGTCTTGTCTCGCATAAACCATGCTGAAAATTGCTTAGTCTCGACACTAGCAGCGTCCGAAAAAGTGAATTGACGGGTAATAGTCGTCTCTCGTCCTCTATTGCCAACCCATGGTGACACTCTGAAAACAACCGAATTACCAAACTTCTGCAATTCCAACTGAATGAACTTGTCGTTAGTGAAGATATTGCGATCCAGCTGTTCATTGACGACTAGCTGATTTTTGTAGTAACACATCCACCATATTTGGTCAGACAGTGCACTATTGTCTTTCAGTATCATCTGAAAGATTGGCTTGCCGTCACTTTCTAAGGTTGTTTCGAGTGAGCCAACCTTTGAGACACCAGTTTGAAAACGTGTCATAACATCCCACGTGAGATTGCTCTTGAAGTTACCATTATGTGTCTGAGCAAGGTTGTGCTTGATTGAAGGCCCATTCCAATACTTGTGGTCGCCAATAATGCTTGGCCAATTAGGCTCAACCTTCCAGCCATCATAGCTGTCCTGTGTCCAAATCGCATTGCCAATCTGTTCATTCGGCGTAGCTGGATTGTCTCCCCAGCAAAGATTATTGGAAGCTGCTTGATTATCCATATGCGAGCCTTGAACGGCTGCCAAATTCAAGGCCACTTCACTTTCTTCGCTGGTATAGCCATCAATTTCTTCGGGGTTACCAAATTGAAGAACGCCACCCTGACTATTGGCAAATCCTAGAAAGCCGTTATCTGCGTTCATAGTTGCCGTAATAACTGGCTCAACAGGATAAGTGCCGCCATTGTGCACCGTAATGGTGTCAGCGTAATATTCAGGATCAGCTGGGTTAGGCGACCATGGAGAAGCAGTGGTGCCAATCGCTGCTTTAGCCTGACTCCAAGTGTATTCATCTGTTAGCGCTGCTGTCTTAACTGAAAATTTAATTGGCAAAGGCAACTCGGACAATTCTTTTGTCCATGTGATTGCAAAAGTCTCCATTCCATTTGAAAATGAGGGAGATATCCCTTTGCCATTAAAGGCAACAAAAAGATTGGTATCTTTAACCCCGTTGACTTTGACTTGAAAAGAAACAATATCGCCTATTTCTAGGTTGCTTGTGTCTAACAATAAATACGGATTGTCTCCCCACTCCTTGGCCGCAACTGTTTGCGGTTCGCCGCTTCCCTTCAGTAGATTAACAGGAACGTCCTTGTATGGCGTGTTGTCAGCCGTCTTCGTGGCTACCGAGTGCGCAATGCCATCGGGGACCATAAATACCAAATCAACTTTAGCAATATAATCAAATGTTCCATCATATTCCTGTGTTCCTTCAAATATTGCATCAAAGTAACGATCTGGATAATTCGATAGTTTCAGTTGCTTTGTCACGTTTCCGCTTAACAATGAAATAAGATGATCTCGCGTTTCAGCAACTGTTAAGTCTGAATTTTCAGAAAGTATTGTGCCTTCAATCGTAATTGGCGTTTTAGCATTGCGCGAATAAGTCAGTTGTTCCCCGTCAGATAGGCCGACCTGGTCGTATTTGTTGTCCTTATATAAAAAAGGCATTGTAATATTTGACACGATAAAATAAGGAGACAAATCCACATCTCCGAATGTTACCGTAATAACTTTTTTCAACTTGTGATGCCCCTTCCTCGTGCTTGCCTTTTGTCACTAATCTTTTGCATCTGATCAAGATATGGATACATTATTTTCGCTACAGATTGTCCATTTATGGTAAAGTCAGTTTCTCTTGTCAGCAAAGTAGCTAACAATGCTTTTATTGATCCAAGCAATGTTTCTATATTGCTGTTATCAGAGTTATTAGTGACTGTGACTGAAGATGCTTGTCCAAGCGATTGAGTCACTTGATTTGCTAGGCTAAGTGCTGTTGCATTTGCTGGAATGTCTTTACCATTGGCGTATTGAGGCAATTTTGGAAACATTCTAGCTGTCATTCCGGCAGGGACAATTTGAGCATGCTTTTCAATTGGTTTAATCACATTACGACCAAATGGAATCTCAATGCTCCCATTAGGATGGAAAATAGCTTCACGGAACGTTGGACCTTTTTGATCGTTAACCATTGCGAGGCCGCCGGTAAAATTAGAATCACCTTTGGCTCGTGTTGCTATGTTTGCTGAACCGCCACCAGCTCGCCCCTGCGTGACATGTTCTTCAACATAAATAGTTTTCAAAACAGATGTTTTGGTTTGTTCAACAAATGAATCAACAGCCGCCTTAGCTTGTGCAGCGGGTTGTGAAGATTCGTCAATGGCTTTCAAAATTGCTTGCCGTACTTTAGACGACACATCGTTCCATATGCCCAAATCTTTTAGGGTCTCTTGTAACGCTGCTCCTGTCTTGGCTTGCGCAATTAATTGCTGCTGTTTAGGCGTCAAGCTATCCCATTTACCTACGTTTGCAAGGGCTTCAATTGTCGCACTATTGGTTTTGTTAATTGCCCATATCTGAGCTTCCTTCCAGTCAGAGACATTCCACTGATTGTTAGCAACCATGGCGCTTGCTACTTGCTCTTTAGCATTTGAAGACAAATGTAGATCACTCTCAATCCACTTCAAGTCGTCCCACTGCTTGTTAGCAGCTAGGGCTTTTGCAACCATGTCTTGAGCGTTTGTTGTCATTTTGCCTTCTCGTAGCAAAAGCTGAATAGCATTCCAGGTCTTGCCACTTTTTACAGCCTTCTGAACTTCTTCAACGGCATTGGTTTTAACTTTGCCATCCTTGTCAGTCAGCTTAAGGTTGTTCCAACTTTCGGCAGCCTTTTTAACATCACCAGATAAGCCATCTAATGAGACGCTGACGGCTTTTTTTGTTTCATCTGCTGCGGCCTTAGTTCTGCTGTTGTACGTATCCCAGGCTTCAGCCGCTTGCGTAGCAGTAAAGCCATACTGTTGTGTCAGCTCCGAAATAATTTCAGAATGTGACTTACCTTGTGCTTTAGCAACTCTGATATAGTCTCCGCCGAGCTTATCCATCGTTGCAATGTGTTCCCGTTCAAGAGCTTCAATGGCCACGTTTTTTTCAGTTTCAGAAAGCTGTGCATTCCCATTGATTGCTTTAAGCCTTTGCTCATAGCTCGACATCTCTTGGTACGAAGCATCACCAATGGACTTTGCCATTGATGACAATTGCTTTACGGACATCTTGCTGGTTTCGCCTAGCTCAGCAGCAAGCACTTGACGTTGCTGTTTTGCCGTTAATCCAAGTGTCTTAATCTGAGCTTCGGCCATTTCATCCTGAATATTGCCAATCTTAATGCGTTGTTCCGCATTAAGAGCAACGTTGTTGTCGGCGGAATTTTTTAAGATGTCATGTGCTTCTTTAGCATATGACTTCATCTTCGCAATCTCTTTGTTACGAGTGGTTTCTTCTTTGCCGGCCTCTTCTTCAAGAGCAGCAGCGGCTTCGCCACCAATAGCCTTGGCAACATCATCAGCGGCCTTTTTCTGGGCTTTGCTTGCCTTCTGAGCAGATGTAATCATGCCACTAAACGCTGAATTAATAGTCTTTGCATTGCTAGATACGGAACCGGATGCACCAGACATGGCAACGTCAACTTTGCTTTGATATTGCGACATTTCAGTTGCCGCAGTATCGGCCGTTTTGCCGATGTCAGATCCCCATCGCGAAGCACGGTTGGAAGACTCAACCATCTGTTTGCCGAAGCCTTCCCAAGCAACAACACCAATCGTTGCCGCACCGGCTACAGCTATCATTCCAAGCCCTAACGGAGTCAATGCGCTCCCTAAAACGCCTGTTTCACCAGCGGCAACAGTCATTCTTCCGGCTAAATTTCCAATTAAGCCACCTGTATTGGTTGCGGCACCGCCAGCTTTCGTCAAGGTTCCTACAACATTACCCGTTGCATCTGTTAACTGACCCATAACCGTCTTGGCTGCTTGCGACTTAGCACCCAATCCGGCTATTTTTGCAATAAGGCCAACTGATGAGGTACCTAATTTCCCAAGCCCTGTAGTTAATCTTCCACCAATGCTAAGCACTGGGCCCATGGCTGCGGCCAACAACCCCCACTTAACAATGTTTTGCTGGACTTGTGGATTTAGTTTACCAAACCAATTAACAGCATCAGTCAAATCCTTGATAATGGGCTGCACACTAGGTAGAACTTTTTGTGCAAGCGTCATCCCCAAGTTTTCAACATTTTGTTGCAGGACTTTTAACTGATTTTGAGCAGACTTAAGGTTCTTTTCCGATAAGCTGCCCACATAGTTCTTTTTCTCAGCCTTATCAACCTGGCTATTCAATTCAGCTAACTGTTTGCTGTTTTGTGCGAGAATAATACCGGCTTGCTGACCAGTGGTACCAAAAAGACTGTTAAATACAGCTGCTTTTTTAGTCGCACTCATGTCCTTGGTGTGCTGATTGAGTACGTCCATGACAGTGCTCAAGCTCTTGAGCTGACCGTTAGAACCGACGATTTCTTCTTTCTTGATGCCAAGACTGGCAAGAACGTCATTTTTGGTGCCAATATTTTTGACGGCAGTGTTCAAACTGACAATGACTTTACGCAGCCCAGTACCAGCCTTATCTGCTTCTACACCGTTGTTGGACAAAACACCCAAAGCAGATGCGGTTTCCGACAAGGTGAAATGAGCTTGGTGAGCAGTGGCACCAACATATGACATACCAACACCAAGAGACTGGAAGTCCGTTGCTGTCAGATCGGCCGCATAAGCAAGCTCATTAACGGCAGTCTTGGTGTTTCTAGTCATCTTTGCAGTATTGCTTGATTTCATGCCAAATGATTCCAATGTTGACGATGCCACAGAAACAACATCATTGAAATCATCGCCTGATGCCAAAGCACCTTGGAGTTCTGTTTTCATGGCAGCGATAGCTTGTTTAGACGTATAGCCACGTCGTACAAGTTCTTCATAGCCATCAGCAATCTTGCTTACTGATACACCATAATGATTGGAATATTGAATGGCGTCCGACTGCATTTTATTGACGCCAGAAATAGCCTCTTTTGCCGACTCACCACCAGTAGTTAAAAGGTTTTTGATTACCAAAAGTTTATTTTGGAATCCAATAGCCTTGGCTGTGGCTGCTGCAAAAGCTGTAGCTATAGGAACGGTTATGCCGGTAGTCATGCTGTCGCCAAGTGACTTCATGCGATTGCCAATAGCTATCTGGGCCGTACCAAGCTTATTAATTGCACCGGTGACGCCGGTTGTTTTAACACGCATTTCCGCTTCTGCTTGCGCGGTACTGATGTACTGTTTAGCCAGTGATGCAAGTTTTGCTTGTTCGGCTTCAAAATTAGCAGCAAGTCTAGCGGAACTTTTTGTCATTTCGCCTTTTGAAGTCAGTGATCCCTCGTACGCCTTCTTAGATTCAGCTAAAACCTTTGACTGTGCAGCAATCATCTTGGTCAAGCCTTGTTCTTTAGCACTTAAGCCGTCTACTTTACTTCCAAAAGCGTCATAAAAAGAGGCCTGAGCTTTCATCTCAGACCCGAAATATTTCAACTGTGACTTGGCGTTCTTCAGACCGTTACCGAACTTGGTATCATCAAGCCCAAGCTCGATCATCATTTGACCTAATGGTTCTGCCAATTTGTTTCCTCCTTCCTACATTGATTTGATAAAGTCGGTAAGCGAGACTGCCTTTTCTTTTTCTGGTTCACTTTGCAGCAGCACCTCTTGTAACGTCTCCCAATCAGTTTTCATAATGTCATTGATCGTGAACCCCGGAACGTTTGTAACGACCGAACGAATCATTTTGTAGATTTGATTTAATGCTTCTTTTCTGCTGATTCGCTCGCTTCCACTTTTTTTGGGTCAATCCCGAAAAGCTGCTGATTGAAGGTGTTAAATACTTTGTTGAAGTCCCAAGCGGCAACGCCGTCTAAAATTCGTTTCTTAGTTACGCTTTTGTCTTCAAAACAAGAAGCCATAAATTCTGCGTTTTTTTCCATCCAATCTGATTCATCTAGATCAGGAAAGTTCTCGGGAGTTAGTTTTAAGCCTTCGATCAGTTTTAAGGCGGGCACGAATGTTTCTTGAAAGTGCTCAACCTTACCATCTTTATTACGTAAATCAAGTTTTAGCATGATAAGTCTCCTTATTTTAGATGCCGCCCTGAACTCAATCAGCATTGTTTATTTCTGAGGCGACAATTGTATTTTTAAGCAGCAGTTACGGTTACCGCAGTGCTTGCGGTTTTGCTGCCATCGTGTGTTGTTGCGGTAATGGTAGCAGAGCCTTCAGAAACGCCAGTTACTACGCCACTACTGTTGACAGTAGCGACCGATATTTTACTGGATTCATAGCTAACAGCCTTGTCAGTCGCATCTTCCGGGCTAACTGTAGCCGTTAATGCCGTGGTTGCTCCCACTTTTACGCTCGCTGTTGCCGGTGTCAGAGATACCCCAGACACCGTTACAGTTTTGGGGTTGCCTTTAAAACCTGCGCTTTCACCGTGCTAATAGCTTTTGTATCAGACCCGACATATTTAGCAACGTACTCGCCTTTTTGATCACCATTATCAGGTGAACCGGCCGCAGTAAACGTATAGCTATCGCCTTCTGGTGCCTTCTTATCAGCCGGATTTTGTGTATTCAAGGTCTCTTTGTCCTTGGCAAACTTGCCGCGGAAGAATCCTAAATAAGCACTATCCCCTTGAAGATTTTCGGCTTCTAGCAGAACACCACAATATGGTGGGTTCGTGTCATTACCCACATATGTGATACCAGACTCAACAGTTTTCTGTCCAAGGATAATCGCTTCTGAATCTGCTGGAATGTCGATCAACGTAAAGTCAACAGAAACTTCACCAACACCCTCTTGAGAAATCCAATACTCAATGTCCGATGCAGCAACCTTCAGAGCGTTGCTTGACAATCCAGAAATTTCGGCAGTAATGGTACCGCCTTTGTTGGTATCCCCTTGAACAACGATTGGTTCTCCCTTTGGGGCACCTTTAGCGTCAAACGGTTGAATGGTCATGCGTGGAAAATGTACTAAAGTCATGTGATGACTCCTTTCTAATAGTTAGCGTCATAAAGCTGTGTGACAGTTCGATATCGCCGTGCATCGACATACCGTTTTGTGTCACTAAAAAACTCGTCAAGCCCCTCGGATAATTGCGAGAAGCCTAACGAGTACATGTGTTTTTTGATTGCTTGTTGTATCTGCTTACACAGCATTCGATCACCGGATTGCACATCAATCTGGTAAGTTAGCTGTTGTGCTAATTCTTTATCACTGGCACCAAAAGCAGCTGTTGGAGGAGACAACGGTTTGATGAGAACAAACGTTTCCTTAGAAGCTGCCTCTGGATAGTCGTAATACTTAATCGGGTACTGAGATACTAGCGGATCACCACGTATCTCTGTATAAATCGTGTTCATCATGTCTTTCATAGCAGTTTCCTCAATTCAGCCGCTTCTAGCTCTTTCAGCTTCGGCTGCATTTCATCATATGATGATCGAATTTTCCCTATGCCTCTTGGAGCATACGTGCGCCCATTTCGGGTGTACCCAAATTCGTTGAGATGAACTAAGCGCCACCGTTGTTTTGAACCATCACCAGACCACCCAATCTTGATATTGCGAATCCCACCACGAAGCCGTGGTTTGCCCGCAGTAATTTCATTTACTGTTGCGCCAGTATCTCGATAGCTTGCTGCAGCTTGTTTAAGTTCAACAACGGCATATCGTCCAGCGATGGTTAATGCGTTGTTGACATATTTAGCAACTTTGCGATCGCTAAACTTTTGACTTAGCTTGTTTTCTAAGTCTTCTAAACCTTTAACGTCTAAAGTTGCTGTCATTGCTTCGCCCCCAATACCAGCGTAATGAACCTGTTGGCTTCAAAATCATGGCGAACTTCTTCAATCTGCCATTTCTTAACTTCCCGATATCGAGAGTCGTCAATAAACGCTGTCATTTTGTTGTTCGGAATGAATTCACCCTTGGTATCGCGAATAATCACAGTGACGCCCAGGTCAACCTCGTGGCTATCAAGAACTACCTTGTCCTTATTGCTTGGCGAATAGGCATCGCAAAGACAAAAAAACACTTCTTTAGGCTCAATGTCTGTTGGCTCCGGTGAATCACCAACATCTTGAGCATAGAAGTGAATCGGTATTCTTAATTTTCCACTATCAACTTTGGGAGGCTGATACTGAAAACTTGGACGACTAGCCATTGTCATCGTCCCCCTCACCATATGCTTGTAAATTCAAGCCAATAATCGTTGATAGGAAGTTGTCTTCGAAAAATTCAGCCTGATCATTGTAGACATACCTGGTGCGTTCAATGACAAGCTCTTTGAATTGGTTATTGGTGATATCAGACACTCCAGTCATGCGATTAACTGCATCGTACGAGGCCTGCAGCATGTTCTTAAGCTCAGCATCTTCTGACGAGTGGTAAATGCTCATTCGAGCTTTAAATTCTGTCAAAAGCGATTTAACCTGATTATCATTCATCTGGTGTCACCCCCGCAAGTTTCTGTAAATCGGCCTTTAATGCATTGCTTGGGTAACTGATTCTCTTTAAATCAAGATATGACTTCAGCTGTGCAACGGTTGAGTTGCTGTCTACCCCCGCTTCAATGGGGGATACTATTTCCCCAAGCCACCAGCTACAGCATTCGGATCAGCGATTTTCAGTGCGTAGACAAGTGCGGCATTACTATCTGCTGGCGCACCATAGAAGAATTGCTTAGCGGTGAACAGGATTGCGTCCTGAATAGCCAACGTTTGGTTAAAGTCAGAGATGTTTAAGCCACCAGCCATGTATGCGTCATAACGGCCTTTAACAAAAGCAATAGCCTTACCATCTGGAACGTACTGAGATTCGATGATCTGAATGCCATATGGTAACGCATATACCCACTGACCATTAACGTTTTGCATGGTCATTGCACGCTCAAAGTCAAGCGAAGCACCCGGCTGTACAACCAAAATGGTGTTGCCACGTGCAACTACAGGCTTGCCTTTTGCATTCTTGGACAGAGCCTTAATGATGGTCATTAGTTCAAACTTAGCCGTGTCGGCATCTTTCAGAGTTACGGTGCCCGCATCAGCCTTCACTGGGTAGGTTGTCACACCAACGGATGTGGCACCTTTTGACGGATCGCGATCAAGCCCAATTGGCTTGCTGTTACCATCACCATCAACAAATGCTGATTCAGATGCGGCCGCAAACGCTTCGGTGATTTGGGTAGTAACGTATGTGCGTACCCATGCCGGACCGAATGAATCAAGATCATTAGGCAGCACAACAAATGCTGTCAGTTTGCTCATCTCTGCATCAACAGACGTGAACGTAGCATCAAGCTGCCCTTGAATGTTGCCGAAAATCTTGCCCCATACAGCGGCACCTTTAGCATCAGATTTCCAGATTTTCAGGCGCACACCGTTGTTCTGCAAACCAATCGCTTGCAGCAGAGGGTGATTAGAAGTCATATCTTCGAAAATCTTATCCACAGTGGTTTGCGGAATAAGCTGGTCGTTTTTGAACCCAGTATCAGTCGAGATATCATTGAAGAATTTAACTTCATCTTGTGTCATCTTCACATCACCGGTGTTGGCTGCAATGATGCTGTCGATTTCCTCTTTGGTCTTATTCTTCAGATTTTCTTGGAAGCTGTTGAGATCAGTGGACAGTGCGTCCATCATTTCACCAAACGCCTTGCCTTGGGCTTCAGCATCACCACCACTTTTGACAATGTCTGCGAATGCCTTTTGTTTTTCCGCAAAGGTATCTAAATTCTTAAAGCTCATAGTCATATTTTTATGACTCCTTTCGTATTAAAAAAGGAACCCTGCAAACTTGCTTTGCTTAGGTTCCTTATGAGGGTTTAATTTGTTTGCAAGCTTTTCTGCTAGTTCATCAGTGTCGACATTTAGAACTGGATTACTTTGCTTGTCTTTGATTTCTCGATACTCCTTAAGGGCATCAACGATCTCTTTTGTCAGCATCGTTTTTGGGCCTGCTACCAAGGTAGGCTGTTCCTCAAACATAATTTCATCAACAAAACCAATATCTTTGGCCTGTTGTGCTGACATATACGTCTCGTCTGTCATTAGCTTGAGCATCTCATCTGCTGTTTTACCAGTTTTTGATGCATACAAGTTAGCAAATTGTTTATCTTGCATTGAAAGAACATCACTGTACTTGTCAAGATCACCGGAGTTTCCAGAAATGCCAGAGACTGACACACGGTGAATCATGAATGTAGCCGTCGGTGCCATCATAATCTTGTCAGCTGACAGTGCTACTACTGTAGCTGCAGATGCTGCCTGACCGATAATCTTAGCCGTTAGAGTTCCGGGATAGTCTTTCAAAAGCGTCGCAATTGAGCTCCCGGCGGTAACCAATCCACCTGGACTATCAATTTCGACTATAACGTCTGAATTATCAGTCGGAAGCATTTCGCGGATCGCGTTTGGAGCTACTAAATCCAGTCCCCATGGCTTCATGACACTCGCAGTCTCATCATCAACAAGCTGAGTGTTAATTGGAATTACTGTCGTCATCATTATCACCTCCCTTCGTTGCTAATCCTGTTGGAATAGCGGGTGTTTGCTGATTTGATAGCCAAATGGCATCGCCACCAGCCAAAGGCTTCAGTCCCTGTGCTTGTCGCCGTTCATTGATCGTTTTCGCATTAAGGTCATCAGTTTCCGGCTGAGGAGAATCTGTGATAGCTTGATAGTTCTTAGTCATGTAGTACACGTCTCCGCCATCTACTGGTTCGTATCCTAGACGAGCACGCACTTCATTTCGGCTTAGGACACCAACCGCTGTGATCTTATCAATCGCTTCTGCTTGCTTGAATGGGTCAGGCTTATTCAGTCCCCAAACGGTGACCTTATCTTGATCATATGAAGACTGGCTTACAGCCTTGGCATTTAACTCATCCTCAATTTTTTGATTAAGCGGAGCAATGCAAAAACTCAATAATTCTTGTTGATTCTGATCAACTTCCGCCTGTGCGCCGTGGATCAATGCTGGTGGAATTCCTAGAATCTCTGCAACGCTGTCAACTGCCTCTTTACGTGCAGCAGTAATGTCAGAAAATGCCTGATCTGCGCCACTATACTGGCTCGAAACTTCGTCGTACTTAATACCCTTTTGTAAAGGCACAATTGCAATGTCGTTGTCTCTGAATGCACTAAAGAGCTTATCAATGAATTTCTGAGCTGGATTCTCTTTCTTATTGCCATTCGTATCATCTTTAGGCGTTTGGCTGTCAAAACTTGTAACGCCTGAGAAATCCACCGTTGCTCTTAGCTGCTTGTTACGCATAGCGAAACTAATCATGCGGCTGAATAAATTAGCATAGTCGGATAACAACTGATTTGTATATGTGGTTAGGTTGTCGTTGTTGTATTTGACAAACCAAACGTCATCCATTCCAAACACACGCTGAAACTGATAGTCATTGACTACCACTCCAGAAAATGTATCAGGATATACCGCCTTGACATTATGAACGTAGCTGTCAGCAATCAGTAGGTCGCCTGTATCGTCCTGAACGACCAGCACTTCATTATCTGTAATGAGTTTAAAGATCAGTTCCTGCCAAAAGCTCGTTGCTGTTTGATTATAGTTTGGTCGGACATTTAGCTTGTAATAAAGCGCATCATTTTTAGTTTTGAACTCGGACTGAGAAACCGTTCTGGCTAAAAAAGAAGCACACGTATTTAATGCATACTGTTTCAGGTAAACTTGCGTCTGCTGCCCGCCAATTAAATCGAGATCATAGGCAAAGCTGGCATCTTTTCGTTGAGTAAACAGATCAAATAAGTTGAAGTTCACGCTTTCACCTCCTTTCAGAAGTCAAGGTCATTTAAAAACGCCAGCGATTCGCTGACGTCCACATCGGATAACTCATTTACTCGGTACAACGTATATTCAAAGGCTTTAAAACCATCTGTCTTACGACGAGTTTCCTCTTTCTTCTCATAGGACTTGTTTCCGTTCGCCTTGTTTACCTTTACCAGCACGTTCTGTGTGTTCCAGCGAAGCAAAGGGTTATCTCCCCATACAAAACGTCCTCTTGGAAAACCGTCGTCAATTATTGATGCCAATAAACCATCAATAGAAGTAGGATTGTGAATGATGTCAACCTCAAAATTGGCATCTTCGAACATTTTTCGCATAATCTGAGCACGGTAGTTATCCATAACTACCTTTTTTATATCAAATCGATGTGCCATTGCTTGTATCCAATCTAATGCATGTCTAGGATCCATAAGTGGCTCGTCAACAACTTCAATTAGGCCCATTCTTTCCCAGTCGTGAAGTGGAATATTAAGACGCTGATTTGGTGTCGCAATTCTGTCCTTTCGACTGTATGCGTAATATTGATCACAGAAGCCCTTCCGTGCCCACTGCTTTTCAATGGTTACTAATTTATCTCGGTACCTAATCGTTACTGCAGCGGCAATGAAATCTCGTACACTGGCAAAATCAACCGCCCCTATTGCCTCTCTGCCGTCCAAATCATGCGGAATCGGTTGATTGGTTGCTGCAATCTCTTCCCAAGGCGCAACACTACTGTTCATTGACGTGCTGGGATAGTCCATTCTCTTTGTTAAAAACTCCTCACGTCCGCTTGGTGCTTCTACTAATGCGTCGTAGTCTTTCTTGATTTGCCGATAAAGGGTCTTACCATACGATGACAACGGTTTTACAATCATTGGAACGGCTTTTTCCCACTTTTCTGGATCATCAATTTCAGACACATCGTCGATTTTGCAAATCCAAGGAAATATGAAATCTGGTGCAGCCTTTCCACTCAAGACATTGGCTGCTTGCTTTTTCTTAGTATCAATGAAACCATCTCGCACATAGCCATCAGTCCCAATATAAAAGACACGAGGATTTTGCTTTTTGCCAAGCCCTGATAAGTGGACTTTGACATTGCTGTCATTCTGATATTCATGAATTTCATCGAAGATAACGAAACCATCTCGTAAACCATCTTTCGTGTTGCCGTTAGAAGTTCGATATCTCAAAGTAGAATTGGTCTTTTTAGCTTTTATGAGACCGTTTGTCCAGTAGAATGCGGGTCTAAGCTTTGGTCGATTTGATTCCATTACATCGTGAATTTCTTCAACCGATATTTTTGCCTGGTCTTCGCTGTTAGCAACGATTGAACCGTTATATGAAGGTATACCGTTAAATTCTGATATCAAAAACGTCCCTAACGCCGAAATCAATCCGTTCTTACCAGAGCCACGACCCATCATCCACAAAAAGTCTTCATAATAATTGGTACCGTCTTCGTGATACAAAAAAACGAACGCAATCAAGAACTTTTGGAACGGCTGAAGTTTGAAAAACCACTTCTCGCTGAACTTAATGCAGTTCTCAATCTGTTCGTTGTCAAAATGCAGTGTGTCGTCAGATAGCACAGACTTTTTTAGATAATCAACAAGCTGAATACGTTCCTTATTAAACAGCAAGTGTCCTTCTTCATAATCCTTGATGTAATCATCAACATACTTGTTATGAATCAAAGCAGATCATCAGGATCATATCCCGTGCCCTTTCCATCAATTCCAGGCGGAGCGGACAATCCCATGTCCTTGCCAAGTGAAATTAGGCTTGCATTGATCTTGTTCATATCAGCCAAAGCAGGATTAGATTTAGTGAAATGCTGACTGCCATTCTCAATTTCAATAATTGGCTGCTTGATAGCTTCTTTTTGAAGCTTGTAGAACATGTCAACCATTGAAACATATCGATCCACCTTCTCGGTTTCAATTGGATTAGTCTTGTCTATCTGAGACAAGAGCCTGTTTTTAAGCTTATCTAGCTTGTCCATGGATTATCACCTCCCATTTTTGGTATAGGGTACCCCCCCTCGCGCGAAAAAAACGAAACATTTTTGCGGAAGACGAGCCCGTCCACCGGTCCCCGAATTTCAAAATGGCATTGAATTTTTTGACCCGGGGGTCTGTTATTTTACCATCTCTCATCGTTGGCATACGGATTTTTGGGTCTACCCAAACGTTTATAATTGAATCGTCCGTGTCGCTTGTTGTGACAGTCGCGGCAGAGTGTGCGTAGATTGTCTGGATCAAGCGCTAGGTCTGGACGTTCCTCTAGCGTCTTGATGTGGTCAATCTCCAGCGTCATGTCATTGCCAGTAGTCACGCGTCCTTCCGCTTTGCACCATTGACATTCATAGTGGTCACGTTCAAGAACTTGTTCGCGCAATGCTTTCCATTCAGGTGAACGATAGAAGTGTGCACGACCAGCGTGGCTGTGAACATCTCCCGTATACGATGTGTTAGTCATGCCCATCACCCCTCGTGTAATCCAATTGCGGAACTATTCGTCGGTTTCATTCGTTTGCCCAATACCTGTGTACTGATATGGGCTTGTGTCTTCACCGTTAAGGTATTCGATGTAGTAATGCTTAGGCTTGATGTGTCCCTTGTCAGCATTCCATTCGAGATTGAGACGAACTAGCCCGTGATCTGGAAAGCTACTGATATATTTGCCATCAATCCATACGTGAGGCACATCGTTAATGTCATCGAATTCGATACGAACATGCGGAGTGCTTGCGTGCTGCGATGACTGCTCCAGCTTTTGCTGAAAGTCTTTCAGTGCTTTGTCTTGATCTTCAATGAATGGCTCACTGAATCCTGCATGATCTGGTAGCTCAACGCCTTCGATTTTGGGTACCATTTCTTTCTTGCTAATGTATTCAAAGGCGCCGCAATTGCTTATAACAGCCACTTTTGCATTCAGTCTCTGAGACATGTCCGTTTCCATAGCGTCCTTAATTTCATTGTTCAATCCCATGGTTGTTATGAATATATATTCATTCTTATCAGTCAAGTAAACCAATTTTCCGTCCATGTCTATCCCTCCGTGTATTGTTTGATCTTGTCAACCTGCAAGCCGCACCAGCGGTCATGTACGCCATTCGCCTTATACACGGTTACAACGGGAAACGATCGATAGCCTTGTTTCCGGAACCGTTCAATGTCACACTCGTCGGCTGTAATGGTTGACACTGGCATAACCTGCTTTAGCTTCATCGCTGTGTGGCGACATTTCTGACATTTTGGTTTCGTGTAAATTACAGCTTGCATACGTGTTTCTTCCCTTGATAGCTCTTCAATGATTTTTTGCTCGGTTTTGCAAATGTAGCCATAGCTAACACGCTTCATTCCTGACATGACCTACACCGCCAACTCGAATGTATAGCCGTGGTGAGTTTTGCGCTTGCCACGAAGACACTTAGATACAGCGCTCCGGTCTAGTCCGAGGAGTTTCGAGGCTTTCTCTCCACTTTCAAAGAAGCGGTGCTTTCCTGAACTGGTAATAACTAGAATTGGTCGCTCCCTTGATTTTGCCGCGCGTTCGGTGCGAGTGCCGTATGTGTTGTTATACAGCGCCGTACAATACTCAAGATTGTCAACTCGGTTATTGCTTTTATCCTCGTCCTTATGATTTACCTGAGGTATATTTTCTGGGTTCGATATAAACGCTTCAGCGACCAGACGATGAACGAGCTTATGTTCCATGTTCCCGTCTCGCCACAAGTTGACCCTGAAATACCCTTGGCCGCTTAAATAGTCAGCAAGCACCTTCCCTTTTAAGCAGCGTCCTTGCAAATCTACGCGGTCAAGGCTTCTCACCCTGCCTAAGTTGCTTATCTGATATAGCCCCTCATAGTTCTTAATGTTTTTCCAGATTTCCTTTTCGCTCATGATAATCACCTCTCAAACGTAATATATGGCTGTCGTATTGTGATCCGAATATTCGACCAGCTCAAACGTTTTGTGGGCAACAACCCCGAGGTCATCAGTCCAGCGGTCATTAGGTTTTCTCGTCGATACTTGACGCTGAACAAATCCGCCCAGGTCTTTGCTCATCTCTGAATGCAGATGCCCCGTAAAGAGCTCGCGGTTCTGCGCTGTGCCTAACATGAAGCCAAACTCATCTAGGTATTTTGCAAGGTAGTTGTTCTTACCTTTGTCACCATGAGTGGCACCAATGAAGTTGCGGCCTAACATTGCACCTTTGTAATGCTTCAGCGATATATCCCAAGTGATGTTCGGCTGGTTGCTGTAGGCGCGTTTCAATAGACGTGCGAACATATATCCAACTGACGGATCATGATTGCCGGCACAATACATAACCTCACACTCATTGGCGTTCTTAATGATTGCTTCAATCAGTGTCTCGAAGTATTGCTCCATTTCGTTCACAGTCTCGCCTAAGTCGGTTGTTTCGAGCTGTGTGCCTTTTGCTGTGGTCGAGTTGATATTGTCCACGTGAGCTAGATCACCGCCCAGAATGAGCAATATCTTTGCGTAGTGGCCGCGTTGAATGATCTCCAGTTGCCGCTTCAATGATTCGGCATAGACATCAAATGTGTGACCGTTGAAGTGTGTATCAAACGCAGGAATGACAAGATAGCGATCTGATTCCACAAAAATAGGAGCCTTAGCTTGATACGGCTCCTTGTGTGTGATGATGTCATTCATCAATGATTCGTATTGTTCCGCCTCAACTAGCGGTCTAATTTGTATCTTGCTTTGATACAATGTCGCTTCAGGCGTCTGCTTCCAAAAATTGCTTGTGGCACGTACAAGCTCCCACTTGGTATAATCGTACCCGTGAGCTTCTAAAACCTCTCTAGGCGTCATTTTGTGACCCCTGACAACCTTTAGAATGGTTTCACTGGATTGTGTGCCGTCTGAATCGTATTCATTCTTTAGTGGTGTTTGGAACTCGATGCCAAGCCGTCTTGCTTTGCCTTGAAGCGCATCATAGCTAATCCCTAGCTTGTCGGCTGTCTCGCGTCTGGTAAAGCCTTCAGAGGCGAGCTTCCTAATGCCGCTGATTTGTTCATCTGTCCATTGCATCTACTCGCCTCCTGAAATATAATAATTGTGAGCCACATGCAATCATGTGCTGCTCTTTTCATTTTTATTCCTCAGGCTCTCGGACTCGTCCCCGAGAGCTTTTTTATGTGCCTATTATAAGTATTGTGTTACAATGACTTAGTGAGTTCATTCTCACACTTAAAAAGTGATTGGCCTTCGTTTTCCCAGAGCGAGGGCTTTTTTGTTGTACAAAAATAGCACCTCACATGAAGCAAAGTGCTCAGGTAAATAAAAAGACGCCGAAGCGTCAATGCCAAATAATATCAACTTTCCCACCCGAAATCTGTGGGCATTGATCCCCGGTCGAGTCTAAAAACTCGGGTAGTTTAATTGCCAGAGGACCATTCTTTAAATCTTCCTTTGATTCCGTCTATCCTCGCCCCAATCTTATGTGTATTAACTGATTTTTCCGAATCGATTTCTGCTATATAAGTGATCGGGCGGAGTTGCACCGTCCTGTTTCAGCATTGAGTAACCGGTATCAATGCCTTCCCTCATCTGTTGCTCGCATGATTGATGGGCGAGCCGCATCTGCCCCATCATTGCAATCTACTAGCATAATAGATTGGCTTACTATGTCGCGCTAACATAGCAGTTTAATTTATTGACGCTGCAAAACATCTCAATTATCGGCCGTATATCGCTGGTCGGGATTTGCACCCGACATGTTCCCTTGAACAGCCACTAAAGCATGTACCGTCTTTGGTACCGGTTAGCGTCTACCTATTCCGCCACAGCGATTTGCTCGCTCTCCCAGTGTCATATGGGGTCATCGCAAGCTGTGTCCGGTCGCTAAACTGGACAATGTGGCATGTGGGAATCGAACCCGCCTGACTATCTCAGCCAGTCCATTTGCCACGCCTTGCCACAGCTTTATCATCACCATGGCTCGGAGGAAAAACGTGGTGTCTCAGGTTTCTCACCTTTGGCACAATACCATCATAAGGCGGAAAAACAGTTGAAAGGTCTCACAAAGGTCTCATCTCGATTTCAACCAATGGACAAATCTCAGCGAATGCGATTAGCGCTTCTCGTTTTGTTCGATAATACTGGGCTTTTGATAAAAACAGCTTGTCCATTATTTGCTGGTCAGTATATCGTTTGGTTAAGTAAGAACTTGTTAGTATAAGCCGATGATTCGCTGAATCCAGAGATTCAATAGCGCCTTCACAGCACGCTATATAGTACAGCTCGTCAGCGTGCGATATTACCTTGTCCTCGGCTTTGTTGCCATAGCTAGGTGACTTGGGCATGCCGTCCATCACGGGACTTCTGAGCGCTATTTTGGTGCGTTGAGCGAGCCGCTTGTGATGCCAGTAGTTCCCCAAGACCTCTTTGGCGTTTTCAATTGTTTTGTCATGATCAATTGGGCTAAAATATCTCGTTGCTCGCACCACTGCGTCCACTCCTTATGGTATAATTGATTTTGTAAAAATTTGGGGAAACGGCGTGCCGTAATGGTGCGCTTTTTTATTTGCTTTCATGAGGACAAATGAGCTCCCATGGATCAATCCCAGCTCCATATGCGATTTTATCTAAGGTGTTAAGTGAAACACTGCCCTTCCCAGAGATTACATATTCAAGCGTGTTAATGGGTATCCCGATCTCTTTTGCATATTTGGCTTGTGTCATGTTCAAATCGTATATATTCTTCCTAAGGTTTTCGGCCAATGCTCGTTTGCTGTCCAAATCATTCATCTCCTACTTAGTTTTCCAGTTAGCCCACATCCACATTGCAGCACCTGAGATTATCAGCATGACGGCAATCATCATTTCTGCTTATTTATCCAATGAAGGAATGCAAACAGTATTGCCGCAAGGACAATGCATACGATGATCAAATTCATGTTCAGTGCTGATAGAGACATATTCCATATGTTGTTTATCATTTGTTTCATTGCCGCTTCTCCCTGATTGCATCAGCGATGTCCCAAAGCTCAGTCAATATTGCTAGTAGCATTAGGAAAATAAACGTTTTGTAAAAGCCAAATTTCATATATTTTTCAGGTAAGAATGAAGACGCCAGAGCTAATATGAAACTAAGCCATGACATGAAACGGTAAGGCCCATTTTTCATTGTTTTCCCTCCAATAGCTCCGGATTCTCAAAGATGTTGCCGATGACCTCACAATCTTCAGTTAGTCGTTGCCAAATACCATTTCCTCCATTATCAAGCACATATCCAGCGGCATATGTTTCGTAGCTAACCGGTGCTATTACTGGTTTATCGTCTTGATTTCGAAGACCAATATCTAAGACATCGCCTTCGTAGATCTCGCGCCCGTTCTTGTCGTGCAAGCCGGTATATTGTTCGACAACATAACGATCAGTATCCAAGAATCCGGCAAAGCACTCTTCGTCATAAACAGCATCCTCACCATCGTCATACTTAACACAGCCGCTAAGCGTGTCATATGCTCCCTGTACGTCATACAAGTAACACTCGTGCACCTTATCCCACGCTCTGAACTTAATCTCTCGTTTCATTTCTCCGCCCCCTCGCCGCAGTAGTCTAATAATGCATTAATGTTGCAGGCTTCCACCTCACGCCATTCAGAAGAAATAATCTCAACAAATTTAGTTGGATCATAATTGTAAAGGCGATCAAATGCGTCTATGTCTTTGTCCTCAACTAGATACTTTGGCTTATTTTCAAGTGAATCAATCAAGTCTTCTAAATTGCTATAGCCATCCATAAAGTCAGCAAGAATATATTTCCCAAGTGCGCTTTGAACAGTTGAAGCGTCTTTTTCCGCATCGTATTTCTTCATTTCTCCGCCTCCAATTTAACGATTTCGCCGGTTTCCTCAACGCGCCAAACACCTAGCACCCATGCACGGGCGAAAGTGTCACTATGATCTATGATCCAATTCTCAGCCTTGAAGTCTGGCGGGTAATCTTTATTAAGATTATGCTGAATGGTTAAAAAGATTGAGAATAGTGGTTCAGTCAATACATCATCTCTGATGTATGGACCACCCAATATCGGAATCATCCGCTTGGTGTATTCACTAACGCCTTCCGGAAGCACCGGCAGATCATCTGGCAAGGCATTGTCATAGTCTTTCAGATAGGCTTGTTTTTCTTCGTTAGTAAGATCATCGCCAATTCCTTCACCGTCCAAGGCAATGTATGCATTTGCTAGTTCTTCGACTAAGTCCTCGAACACGTCCCGCTTCGTCTCATTGCTCATCGTCAGTCACCTCTTGGCCATTAATTAATGGTGAAAATGCCATGGCACCATAATCTATTCCGCCTTCATGATAAATAGTCGGCTCAAGTTTCCCAGATTCACCTAAAGTAAGCATGATCTTTGGCTTCATGGCCTTTAGAATAAGGCCACGATCGTTTTCACTGATAGGGACGTCTGGAGCGTTAACAAACCTGATGAAGCCGTCATGTTCATTAATCATCCACAATCTTTCAATATAATCCGTGTTTACATAGTCACCGCTGTCTAGCTTAATCAGCATCGTCAGTCACCCCCAGAAAATCAAAATCATGTGTAAGAGCTGGTAGTGCTTTTTCAATTGTCTTCTGGCCGTAGGCGTCTAAAAGATAGCTAACTTGATTTACACCGTCTGTTCCTTGTTCGATTGCCGTCAATAACAAGTCAGTATCAATATCATTGCTACATTGAAGCACAATTGTTTGGTGACTCATTTTATTCGTCATCATCAGTCACCTCTTTACGATCTAGTTGTTGCGCCCATTCAGGAGCCTTATTAAGCTCTTCGTCAGTGAAGTCTTGATGCATTCCTGGCATTCTTCGGCAAGCGAACCATTTGCCATCTTTCTTTGTCAGATACTGCTTAGCGCCGTCTGTTGTTACAAGGCCGTCTAGCTCCACCATGTACCTTTTCTCCTTTGCCACGGTGTATCCGTTGACGTAAGCCTTAATAAGCAGCCTTTCCTCGCCGGCCCCTGAATCAGTTCCAGAAAAGATTTCTGTTGCCGGATATCCACTGTCATGTGCCTTTTCAACGATTTCTGCTTGTTCCTTGGTCAGGACTACCTTTTTAGGTTCCTCAATCAAAGTGACAACGTGTTCACCACAGTCATCAGCAACGGCTTCTGCTTGTTGTTTTTCATAAGTAGTGTGGGTATCTACACTGTCAAAATCGTGGAATCCATCTTCGTTTAAAAAGTCCCAGTATCTTCCTTCATCGTTCTTTACCGCGTACAGTTTTTCTTCGCTCATTTTTCGTCCTCCTGTTTGATTGGCACTAGCTTGTAGTCCACATCTTCGTACATGACGCCTACGACCTTGCCAGTCTTTTTGCTGACGTAGATGTCATCGAACGTGTCGTCTCCTGTTTTCATTGGTCGGCCTCCTCAATTTGAACGATTGCTTTAAATATTGGCAGTATTTGCTGTGGGACTACTGCATTGCCTAATGCTTTAAGTCTGTCCAACCTATTGGGTACCCCATCAGCCACTCGACCCACGCTGGGTTCAGGCTGCCACTTTGCTGGTGTGCTACTTGTTGTGCTAGGTTCCCGTTTGCTTTGCCAGTTCGCAATGTTTCTGAACTCATCGTGGCCGCTCGTTTGCCATCGCTTGCTACTGGCGTCAGCCAAAACTTTGTTGCCTTCGCAAGTCCATCTCCGCTGGCCTTGATAAGACCCTTGGGCTTGTGATTGTCCTTCACGGTTACTGTGGGCCACAATGAATGTTCGAAGCCGCTGGTGCGGGGCATTGACGGCACAAGCTGGTAATACAAATGCCCGTGCTTGGTATCTCGCGCCTTCCAGGTCAGAAAGCGTTCTGTCGAGTTCCATGTTTGCGAAGTTAGCAACATTCTCTCCAACAACCCAAGTTGGCCAGATTTGCTTGATAATTCTAAACATCTCCGGCCAGAGGTCGCGGTCATCTTCCGTGCCTTTTCGCTTCCCGGCAATACTGAAAGGCTGGCAAGGGAATCCTCCGGAAACAATGTCAATTGAGTCAGGGCTGATTCCTGCATTTGTGAGTTCTTCTCGATCAAGTTTTGTCACGTCCTTAAAAAGTGGCACATCTGGCCAGTGCTTCTGTAAAATCGCGCGCGGGTAGTCTGCGTACTCACACAAACCGGCCACTTCAATGCCAGCCATTTGTTCAGCCAATGCGATGCCACCGATTCCTGCAAACAACTCTAGCGATCTCATTAATTGGCCTCCTACTGTGCGTTTGCTGACTTCACAGCCTGATCGGAATAGTCCTTGATGCTCTGTGCGTCTTTGATGGCCTGTGATAAGTCATTGTTTGCCTGTTTGGCGGCTTCTAACTGTGATGTAAGGTCATTGATGGTCTGCTGTTTGGCATCGACCTCAGCCTGTTTCTGGGCGACTGCTTGCTGTCCTTCAACGATCTTTTGCTGAATCTGTGCGTCCTTGCTTGCCATGCCGTTGTCGTATTGCTGTTTTAGGGACGCATACTGCGCCTGCGCGTCAGACAACTGATGCTGTAAATCTGACAAGCTAGATTGTGAAGCGTTGATCTTAGCCGTCAGCTTGTCGATATTGTTTTTGGTCTCCACGATGTTCTGGTGACCTTGCCAAACATTGTCGGCAATGGCGGTTGCACCAGCACCAAACATAAGTCCTGCTAAAACAGTTACTGTAAATGTCAATTTTTTATTCATGATTTTTTCTCCTTAATCGATCTCTTCTGCTTCAATCTCAACACGTGGTTGATCGCTGTACCATTTGCCAACATGGATTTCGACTATTTGGTTGTCGTCTTCCCACAAAATACCGGTAAGCGCATCTGATACAGACTTGTAGTAGTTGTCTACATCCGGCTTAACTGTTGGCCTAACTTTGCCTTCTTTTTTTCGCCTTATTAAGGCCTTACTGCCAGACTTTTGGAGCGGACGGTATATTTCCATTGCCACCCTTATTGGTCCGCTTAGAGGCTCAATATTTAGTTCTGACGCCACGCTCTTAACGTGCTGCTTGTAGTTTCTTGATTTAGTCGGATCATAAGCATGACCCATTCGCGTGAACCTCGGCCGTCCTTGTGGTACTGGGTTGCCAGGTATCGTTAGCCTTATCACGCTGGCTTCACGTCCTTATGCTCAATCATGCTTTTGCCTCCTCAAAATTTTTGCTTCGGTAAGTTCACATTTAGCTTCTTCAGATATCCTCGCCAAATGTCGTATGTGTTTTGGCAGTAGGCTCGTGTTACCGGATCTGTTTCTTTTGTCGGTAAATATGCACTAGTTTCCCCATAATATTCTGACTCAGCCGTCTCTAACGCATCAACCAATGTCACGTACGCCCATTGGTACCAAAACTTCTTCATATCAGCATCGGCTTGTTGCGCCTTTTTTAGATATTCCATGGCTTCATCAAGCTGCAGAATGATGAACAGCGAGTATTGATAATGTCCCTCCTGCATGTACTCATTGAACTCTTTAAGTGTCATAGTTGGATAAGCCATTTCAATACGCCACCTTAAACTGCAGCTTTGGTGCGAAAAAGCGAAAATCAATGCTGCCAAGTGCTCCTTCACGATTTTTAGCAATTGTTAAAGTCACAGTACGGATATCTGATTTTTCGTTCTGCCGATCACTGTTCCAAAGGAATCCAACCGCATTGCTATCTTGTTCAATTGATCCAGACTCTCGTAAATCTGAGAGTACCGGTTGCTTGTCTTGACGATTCTCAACACCTCGTGATAATTGACTAAGCAAAACAATCGGGATACCAAGCTCGTTGGTCAGCACTTTGAATTGACGGGTGATCTCTTCGATTTGCAGACGGCGATCCGCTTGGCTACGAACACCAATCAGCCCGAGATAGTCAACAATCGCAAGGTAGCCTTTATCTGCATCAGCGGCTCGCTGCCGCATTGTTTTGACGATTTGCGGTAATTCCACCTGCTTGTCGTAAAGTTGCAAGTGATAGTCTTTAAGAACGTTCCCTGCCTTTTCAACCTCAACTTTCTCAGCATCGCTTAGACTTTTCTGCGGGTTGATGAATTTACCAGAACTGATGCCAGTCTTGCAGGCCAACAAGCGGTTATAGTTTTCTGCATTTGACATTTCAAGTGAAAACATATCAACTGTTAACTCCGGTTGCTGTTTCAAAGCCTCAATAATGAGATTAACCGCGAATGCTGATTTACCGACGGCAGGGCGCGCACCAATCGTCAACAAACGTCCCGGCATCAAACCACCGCCTAGAATATTGTTAAGCGTGAAGTACGTTTTAATCCCATTATCAGCAACGCCGTGTATTATTTTGTCTTCCATGGCCGCTGCCAAATCTGCAATGCTACTTTCAGTTACCGTCTGACTGGCAGCAGTAGCATTCTGTGAGGCAACCATCATCGCGGTAAGATTGTCCTCGCTTGGTTCTTCCGAGTACGCTTGTGCTGTTTGAATGAGCTGACTACGGAAATAGTCCCGTTTTAGCTTGCCTACCCACCAGTCAAAGCGTGAGGTGCCAAAATCGCTGGTCATAATGTACTGCCAGTCTGCTACTGACATCACGCCAGGATGAGCTGTAGCAAAACCATCCTGCAATTCCAGCGTATCGACGTCACCTGGCAACTTGTTCATGTAGGCAACTACTGCAGCGTATTGCTGGCTGTTAAACCATTTAGGATCAATCCATTCAGACTTGATGAGTTCCGGATTCGTATATAAGCCATACATGACATGCGGTTCAGGATTGCTAGGGTCATAAAGCTTTTTCGTCAAGCTTGTTGCCTCCCTTCATCGTATTCAGCAATGTAACGTTTAGCATCTTCTGGATTGATTGGAATACCCTGCGCTTGGATTTCTTCAAGCACTCGGTCAGGACTGTTGTAGTCGATATACATTGCAATAGCAGTTTCCTTGGGATTGAACTTAGGCTTTCGAGCTTCCTGCTCATCTCGTTCTTCCTTTACGACCTCAAGGTAATCGTTCCATGCCTCTTGGTTGAAGAAAGTACTACCGTCTTTGACAAACCGCTTCTCTGTGCCTTTGCTCTTGATTAGCTGTCGATAAGCCACAATGCCATCCTGAATTTGTCTGTTGGTAGCAGGGTTCTTATTTCTACTCATTGCTCGTTTGTACGCAGCTAATGCCGGCTTCTTGCCGATCTTCTTTGGATACAGTTTCCAGAGCTTTTCAAAGTCACTCTCTAACGTGCTGGATACACGTATGTTTTTATTAATACTTGTATTATTCTCTTGCCAGTTTTCTGGGTGGGGGTCACCCAGTTTTCTGGGTGGGGTGGTGCAGTTTTCTGGGTGGGGGTTTAAACTAATAAATCTCTGTTCAACCTCCTTACTTCCGCTTTTATATTTAATGACTCTGCTGATATACGACTTATCTTCGAGAGACTTTAGCCAGCTTTGAATTGTGCTATTGCTAACCGAATAGAGTTTTGCAAAATAGTCATTTGATGCCCAGCAGTAACCGTTCTTATTGCTGAGTGCCGTGATCTCGCTGTACAGAAGCTTTGCTCCTTGTGGTAGCTGTTTGTCATAGCGCACATCTGGCGGAAGGATTGCATAGTAACCTGGTTTCTCATTCATGATCGTCACCGCCTTCATGGAAGCATTGATCGGCAATGTTTTGGCGAACATCCATTAAGTCTGCTTCGAATTTGATCATATCGAGTGATGTTTGACCCAAGATATCCATGTATTTTTTAAAGTTGTCTTTTAGGAACAGCCGGTCTTGAATCTTCTCACCATCGGTCATGTGAGGATCATCATCCCTGAATAGATCGCACTTGGTTTCTGCCCATTCTCTCAAATAGTCCAAGAGGTACTGATTAGTTCTTACTTTGTATGCAAGTGATTCAAGACGGTCAAGTTGCTTGCCAATTTCTCTGGCCATTGTTTTACCTCATTTCTTTCTGTGGTATAATGAGGTCACTCATTTGATACCACGTTTCTTTGGTCGTTAAGCGGTACAGCGCTTAGCGGCTTTTTGTTTTGCCAATTATTTCGTTGCATGTGGTTTTCTTGTATCTTTTATACTTTGAACGAATAAATCCACGTCCTCCTTTTTCAATTACATTTTCACGATTGGTGAACCAAAGTGCGCATAATGCTAGAATGTTCAAGAGGTGATTAATGTGTATCTGACAAAAGATGTTAAAGTTCTATTTTCCTCACCCGAATTTTTTTCAAACGAGCTTTCACAAAACTGGCATACTATTGAAATACCAGCCCTATGTCCAAATTGCGGAGTCGGTTTTGGTCCTACAAGTGTTTGTCGAAATAAATTTTCAGAGGAGGGTGAATATTTTTATTTTTTCACTCACAAATGCAATATTTGTTTTAAATATTGTTTAACCTTGCAAATAGTTTCAAATGACAGAACTAGATTGATTGCCGCTTATCCGAAAACGCAATTAAGACAATTCGACCAATTACTAAGGGACCTTTCCCCAGAATTTATCGACATGTATCAGGCTTCTTTATCGAGCGAACAGAACGGCTACGCCAATCTCGCTGGAATAGGATACCGTTCAGCCATGGAACTTTTAATAAAAGATTATGCCCTTGACTTTGAACTATCCTCAAAAGAAGACATCTCACGCCTCAACTTAAACAGAGCAATTGATAAGTTCTTTGGAAATGACGAAAATGCAATGATACCGGCTGATGTGGTTCGAACTTTCGGGAACAATTTTGCGCATTGGGACAAAAGCCAAAAATATGCGGACTTAGAAACCTTAAAGGCATATCTTGACCTAGTCGTACAATTTATATACTCTCGGTTAATGATTAAGCATCCACCCGTAAAACGTGATAAAGGCTGGAAAAGTCGGAATTAATTGTGACAACAGGCTTTACTTCTTTCAGAGTTGCCAGTACAGAATCTGCACCCTTAGAATCTTCAAAGCTCACTTCACAGTTGGCTCTATCAATTATCGGCTTGATCTTCTCTAAGCTAATTTTCTTGCTAGAAAAATGGTGAATATTTCCATTTAGTTGTGAATCCACGTTGCTTCCTCCTTATTCAATCCACTGCCTCCAATTTCCGCTGTGGCCTAAGCAGTGACCCACGATTACACCGAAGCCACCAGCAATTAGTAAATAGCCAATCATTGTTTGTCCTTCTCTCTAAGCGACCTTGAAATCTCTGGGAACCATTTATCTAAGAAGTCGAGCCATGGTTTCGGATGAAACAGATACCCCTTTTTGCCAGGCGGTGGATATGAAACCACGGTATCCTGCAAGAACTTGTGGAAGCGTGGGACGTTCAAGATATTGTTAACTACCCACGTGTTGTTATGCCCTTCGACATAGCTTGTTGCAGTTGTGAGCGTCCACATGCCTCGTGCTGCTAGCTTGCGTTTTAACTCTTGGTTCTCCTTGATCATCTTTGCCAGTTCTTCTTCATCGACCGCTAAATACTTTTTGTTTGAAATCTGATCATCTTCAACAACCTGCAACAGTGGCATGGCATTTCCTCCTTTCCTGTGATCGTCTCCTGACGGATAATGAAACCGAAAGGAGATGATTTTTGATGATAACTAAACTCGCTTTACAACTTGTCATACCAAATTGGACTGTTTGGTCTCCCATTGCTATATCACTGGTATCCCTAGTTTTTGCTATTGCGTCGTTTGGCTTAGCCTTTAAAGGTTATCAACGTGGAAAGCCAAAAATTAAAGTGAGTCAAACAATAAAAAAGGGATCGTCTATGCTAATTGAGCCTTCTTGGTCTGGTGACGATGACCCGGATATTTACACAGATCGCCGCTATCGAGTACTTATGGAAGTATCAATTCGCAATCAAAGCTCTAACCCCATTGCAATAAGCACGTTTACGTTGAACAATCACTTTACATACGGTCCATATGCCTTGCCGGGATCAAGATACGAAGTTGAAGAAAGAGCCGCGAAGCATTCATATGGATCCTTAATTACGTACGGTGGAAATTCAAAAATATTTGGATGGACAGTCGGCAATCAATGGATAAGACCGGTTGTCCACCTGAAACCTTTTGATATTGTTAAGGGATATATTTTTTGGCCTGTTTATGAAGATGACCTTAAATTCATTCATTTGAACGGGAAGAACACGTTAACTATAGAAACGACATTCAAAAACTTTGATATTAACGTAGAAATACCTGAATTTATACAACGAGATTCTGAACTTTCTCCACGGAACACGTGGAGAAAAGAAGGACCTTTCAATTAGCTTTTTACAGCCATAATTATTTCCGCAATCAGCATCACTAGTTGTGCTCCCAGGCAAACTGCATAAAAAACGATTAGAGCGATCACACTACCCGTGATGGCAAAAATAGTTAGAGATACAATTACTGTTGCAAGCACAGCCACAATCCCGATGACAACTAATGCAATGAGCATTTTTTCTGACATTTAGACAGCCTCCTTAGATTTTTACAGCCATAACTATTCCTGCTTCTTAATGCTGATAGACATCCGCTAAAGAAATCTTTTGTCATAAACCACACTGCTGTAAGAGCAGAGACAGCATTGCAAGAAATATAGCGACGACTGCAAGGATACGGTTCAAGTCTTCCTCATTCACTTGTGTTTTCTTCTTTCTTTTTTCTCTATCGGGACCGATAATGTTGGTGGAAAGGAGGTGACTAAAATGGCATATGAAATTGTTAAAGTTCACACAGAGCCGTATAACAGTGAGCACGAATCAGATATCACCAAGGTCAAATTGGCTAATTACGAGGAGCTTTCCGTTGCAGATGTTGTCGACAACATCGATGAGGGATCTGCATACTACTTCACCGCAAAGAATGGCCGCAAACCAGAAGTCGAGTCCGTCCACCCGACTGGACGTGATCCGTACATTCGTACCAAAGCTAATGATGTTACTAGTGATAACCTTCTAAGCCTTGATCGTTTCTAGTTCCAAACCCCTTCTCACTTTGAAGGGGTGTTTTTAATTACAGCAAATGTAAATTCTGAAACTTCTAGCTTTCCAGATGTGAAACCGTCAGTATCAAGTTCGTGGTTGCTGTTTCGAGTTTCTACTACCTGGAATTTTCCAGAAAGAACGCCCTGTACTAAATCTGCTAATTGTTTGTTCATGTTAATATCCTCCTTGTAATCTTTGCTTAATGTCGTTTTTGGTGCTTCAAAGTTCGATGTTGCTTGGTTGGGTTTCATGTTGTTTCCTTCTTTCTTTTGGCCTTCCCTTGGCAGATAATCAAGTTATCTGGTGATGGAAGGAGGTGATATAAATGGACTTCCCATACAAAAAAGCATTTGCTCCTACCAGTGGCAATATTGGCGCGGTATTTTCTTCGAAAGATGTAGCAATTAAAAGTGCCTACTCATTCAAAGATGGAAATGAATTCTTTATGATTCGTAATCTTATTGTTGATGGTAAAGAAGAGGTCCTCGTTGAAAGAGCGTCCAACGTTCTTACCGTATGGAGCACTCTTCCTTTAGGAGACGAAAGCAAAGGTTCCTACAGTGTGGGTTAATTCTTCGTCCTCAATAACGATTGTCACCAGGTCTCCCGGTTTTACTGCTGGGGGAAATGGATAACTAGTGCGCCAAGTGTAAAGAGTTACCCCCGTGCTACCCATATCAGTGCGGGGCTTTTTGTTTTCTTCGTTCATACTGTTATCTCCTTTTGCAGAAACTTGTTGATAAAATACTGCTGGCCTTTGCCGGTCACCTTTGGGGTCTTCTGAACTGTTACATGGCCGTCCGAGTGACTGATCGCAGTCTCCTTGACCTCAAACAGGCCTAGCTCCATCGCGCGTTGTGTCGGCGAGTTATAGTCGGCACCAATCCGTTTGATCAGATAGCCTTGCTCACGTAGCCATGCGAACAACCGCTTGGCACCAATGTCAACGCCGTTCTGTTTGATTACCTTGGCAAGATCACCGACCAAGATGGTTGTTTGACTTGTGGCTACCGCGTCTGCAAACAACGCTTTAGGCTTCATTGTTTCGTTATCAGCCGTAAGTGCCGCTGTTTTGGCTTGTTCGTCCTTTAGCTGCGTTGCCAGATTGATAATGAAGTCTGGATTATAGATGGCCTTCTCAATCGTTTCAGGCGTCATGTAGGCACCATGCTTGCGGATTGATGGGAGGACTTCATGCGTTACCCAACGGTTAAAACGTTTGGCCGCCGGTTTTCGACTAGCACCAATCAGTTTGTATAGCCCCGGTTCGCTGATGAAATTTGCGCTACCCTGACGACCTAGATTAAATCTAGTCCGTTCGTCTTCGTCTAACGGCTTGATAGCATCAGACGGATTTTTAATTCCTAAAGCATCTGTCACATCGACAGCAGCAAACCAGATAATGCCGTTGGAGCTGACAGTCCGAATTTGGTTATCTTCGAACTGAAATAGTTGTAGTTCGTTCATACCGTCATCCCCTTTGTAAGCAAATCTCTCTTGCCAACTACAAATGTTTCGTAGTCCTTGGGCAAAAAAATAATCGAATCAAATGGTTGTCTAACTAGCTTTGCAAACTCAAAAGCTTTATCTGTTCGCAAAACTTTTCGATACTTCTCATAGTCAGCATAGGTTTTTGTGCTCATTCCCAGTGCTTCCGCTACTTCTTTCTGCGAAAAATGCAGATTGTTTCGTGCTCCTTCAAGCGTCAAAGCTGGTTCAATTTCTGTCATTTGCGTTCCTCCTTTCAACAACACTAAAGATACTACGAATGGTTAGTAGTTGCAATAACTTTTTGCAAATAAATTGTACTTAGGTATGTACTTTTCTACGTAATGGGTGTACATTATAGCCAGCATAAATAGGAAATGAGGAAACAAAATGAATACTGGAGACACCATAAAAAAACTAAGAAAAAGCCGCCGGATGACGCAATCTGATTTAGCTAACAGATTAGGAGTTGCCCCGACCACTGTGTCTTCTTGGGAACGTGGAGCTGCTTATCCATTAATGACTACTGCTAAATCCATAGCAGATATCTTCGGTGTTCCTGTTTCTGTGATTGCTGGAGAAAAAGAGGCCTCAAACATTTCTCCATCTATGCCTATACACTCATACAAATACCTAGACGCGGGGGTTTCGTGTGGTGCCCCTGAATTGGTTGAAGCTTATACGAAAGACAACTTGGAAGAAATCCAATTATCAGATGCCATAATGGGACGCTACGCTGGCGATGATGACATTCTTATCATTCATGCCAACGGCGAATCAATGAACAGAGTTTTCCCTGATGGCGCGCTTCTCGCAGTAAAGCGGACAGATGATATAAGCAATGGAGACATTGTCGTCTTCTCAATTGACAATGAAGATTTTTCTTGCAAACGTTACTATAAAAACGATGAAGCTAAAGTAGTCTCTTTTCAGCCTGACAGTGATGATCCTCGTTTTGAACCATGCGTTTATCGTTATGAAGATGCAGACAATGTCGCTATATTTGGCAAGGTAGTCGTGTACACGGTAGTTCTATAAAAGCCTACGTCCAAACTCTGATCGACGTTAAAAGCTGGATTTTTTGGAGGGGAATAATGGAACTACTTATCTTAATTGCCTTTTTGGGATCGCTCCTATTGGCTGCAATATTTGGCACATTGTCTATAATTCAAAGAAAGGATCCGAGAAAACTAAAGCGGAACCTTATTATTACCGCATTATCCGCGGTAGCATTTATTGCAATCTTTTTTTGGATTGGCACCTACTCGGGAGAAAGCAACAGGTCAGTTGCGTCTAGTTCGTCTTCGAAGGCTGAATCGTCAAAGGTCGAGTCGTCACAAGATGATGATGACAGTTACGAAGACACTGATAGCGATGACTCTGATGATGAAGAATCATCAAGCACAGAAACATTCAACGCAGCTGACTACAACACTGGGATCACTTATGAACAGTTAGCACGGACTCCAGACGACTACAAGGGCAAGAACATCACTTTAACGGGCGAAGTTATTCAAGTCGTTGAGGGTGACGATGAAACTGATTTGCGTGTTGCAGTTGATGGTAATTATGACAATGTAATTATGGTCGGTTATGATCCAGATATTATGAACGGCTCTCGCATTCTAGAAAATGACAAGATCACCTTCTATGCTGAAAGCTTGGGTACCACCACTTACAAATCTACCATGGGTGGCAAAATCACAGTTCCATTGGCTTTGGCCAAGAAGATTGATGACGCCGGAACCGCTCCCGACGACTATGGCGATTAGAGTCCCTTCCCCCACGCAAGCGGCGTCCCCGTGCAAGCCGGAGGGTGGGGCTTGTACCACATACCAAGTAAAGGATGTGAGTCATCATGCTAAAAAAGATAGTTGCCATCTTACTCATTGTTTTGTTGGCTGGCGCCACAACAGCTTGCGCTAGTGACCAAGACGGTGATCAAGATGTCGAGCAGTTTAACTGAGCGTTGGCTGGATACAAAAAAGCCCCGGAATGACCGGGGCAAGGAGAAATTAACTATGTCCAATACTTATCAACCGCAACGCGTTAATCCGGTTCCGGCTAAACATGTAAGAAATACGCCCAGCAAACAAATCAATCGCCCGCCCATGCCATCAGCACCAGTTACTCCACAACCGGTGCCGAAAAATAAGTGAGATAATATTTAATACCTGATTCAGTGTCAATATAGCAAAGATAAGACGCAGCGTCTGCGTCGTGTTGATTAGAATGAGCTTTGTATCCTGATGGAAGGGAAACTAAGGTCACGTCATGCGATGTGCCTGCCATCAGATTGACTTTATCTAACAATCCCGAACCGATGTATTTTCCTGTTAGATCAAACATATCCGCCTGAATGTAGCCTTCACTACTGTACGGATTAGTGAAGGCAGTCTCTCTCGCATCAAGCCTACTAGCACCAGATGCTTCAACTAGATGCTTCTTGGCGTATATTACGTACCCCTTTTCGCCAAAGAACAGGATCGCCATAGTCGCGAATATTGACAAGATTACTTTAACTTGGCCAAACTCTTCGATCGTAGAGATTAGCGAATAGAGAACTAAGTACACCATATATGCGACTGTGCCGATAATTACGCGATACACGTTCTTATCTGAATCAGATAAAGTCCGAGTCACGGCGTCGTGGTTCTGAAGATATTCAAGACCGACAAGCCCTAAAGCCCCAGACAATATAAACGTTTGGACTACCAATGAGGTGTTCACTATTTCACCTAATTTCTTTTTGCATGAATTCTGTTCACTTAATTATATCACAAAAAGCGTCTACTTCTTCAAAACATTAAAGAAGCCACACAGATTGTAGGGGGGTAAAACCTATGAAGCCAATTACAGTACGCTCTTATAAATTTGGCGAAAAAAGCTGGAAAAATTTTGAAGGAGAACCTATCAAAAAATATGAGCACTCAGTTCTCCTAGACATTTCAAGCACCGAAGTCTTTAGTGATAAAGAAAAAGCAGAACTAAACTACAAGATTGTCGTCCCCTTTTCTAAAATCAGAGAGAAACAATTCATCAAAGATATACCACTCAGTAATGTAAACGAGGAGCTTAACAAGAAAAAAGCAAATAGGAAAAAGTGACAACAAAAAGCGCCTACCCCACCGACCAAAGTGAATAGGTAGACGCCCTTATGGAATCACGAGTGTGTGATGGGTGCAATAGCACCCAACTGTATTATAGCACAAGGAGGTGTAAATGATGGCAACATTTAGAAAACGCGGAAAGTATTGGGAATATCGTGTTAAGTATACGAATGCCGCCGGGAAACAGTTGGTTGCTTCACACGGCGGGTATCGTCTGAAATCATCTGCACAAGATGCTGCGGAGGCTGTTGAAGATGACCTCAAACGTGGTGGCGATCCATCAAAGCAAGACATTCTGTTACTTGATTATTGGGATCAATGGGCTGAAGCATACCGAACCAATGGCAAGTCAATCAACACTGTATACCGATACAAGCTTTTCAGAAAGCACCTAAAGAGCCGATTTGATGGCAGAAAGCTTAATTCTATTCGACCTATCGAATGGCAGAAATTTATTAACGATTTTGCTGCTGGCAAAGATCGCAAGGAAAAAACTACACGAAAGCGGCCACGTGAGCGTTCGAAAGATGTCGTTACCAAGATGAACAGCTATGTTCGTGGGATGGTAAAAGCGGCAATCAATGAACGCATTCTATTTTCTGATTTCACATTTGGAACGAAGACATCAGGCGTGCGCTCTAGTGCGAAAGTAAAGGTGCTAGACAGCCACGATTTCGCTAAGGTTAAAGCAATTGCCATTGATCGGGCTTCGTACCGCAATATCGGCGCGCTTGCTGTATATATTGGATCGATGACTGGCATGCGAATATCTGAAGTGTTGGCTTTAACTTGGCCTGACATCGATACTAAGCTCGGCGTCATTCATGTTACGCGTTCTTGGGATCATTTGTATGGAACAGGATTCAAGCCAACTAAAACTGATTCGTCAGTTCGCGACATTGAGATATCGCCCAGCGTCATTGAGCTTCTTAATAAGATCCATCAGGAACAAGCAGCATCTTATCTTCGTACTGGATATCGTGACGAAGACCAGATGATTATGCGTGATCCACGTCACAACGTGATTACAGACAGCGCATGTAACAAAGCCCTGCATGTCATTCAGAACAAAGCTGAAATTCCCGAGAACAAGCAGATCACTTTTCACGGGTTGCGTCATAGCCACGTCAGCTACTTGATCAGCAAAGGTGTCGACATCTATTATATTTCAAAGCGGCTGGGCCATTCAGACGTGACTATTACGATGAAAGTCTATGGTCATTTGTTAGACTCACAGAGAAAACAAGAAGCACATAAGGCCGTGTTATTCATGGATCAGCTATGATTGTGTTTGTCCCCTTTTTGTCCCCCGAAAAATAAAAACAAAGGAACTCTAAAGAAACCTAAATTGCTGTAAATGCTGATACATAAGCTTTTTAGAAAGCTAAAATAACCTAAAGAAAGCTAAATAATGCCTCCACCGGGATTCGAACCCGGATCTGTGGTTTCGAGGACCATTATGCTATCCGTTGCACCATGGAGACTTATAATTCCCAT